TTGAAGAGGCTTTTGAGCGGTGTGGCTTAGAGGTCCGTACTCAGTACGACTATAAAACGGCGCGGAGATCCATTAATCTGATGCTGGCCGAATGGGCTAACCGTGGTCTTAACCAATGGACGATAGCTCAAAGGACGCAAACTTTAACCGCTGGAACGGGGAACTATACTTTAACCTCGGACACAATTGATGTACTTTCCGTTGTCCTTCGACGGGATGGGACAGATTTGTCTTTAACCCGTATGAGCAGAGACGAGTATCTCAACATCCCCGTCAAATCAACGCAAGGCCGCCCGTCGCAATTTTTTCTAGATCGGCAGATAGCGCCCGTACTAAGATTATGGCCTACGCCGGAAAACGGGTCCGACATAGTTGTTTATGATGCTTTGACGCGAATGGATGACGCGGACACCTTGCTTAACACCGTTGAAGTACCGTTTCGTTTATACCCCTGCTTGGCCGCGGGACTGGCTTATTACATATCTATTAAACGAGCCCCTAATCGAGTACAACTTTTAAAAGCCATTTACGAAGAAGAGTTTGAACGAGCTATGTCAGAAGACAGAGACCGTTCTTCCTTTAACGTGGTTCCGCAATATCAATACTTTAGGACAAGCTAATGTCTGGGTTTTCCGTAGGAAAAAACTCTTATGCTATATCCGACCGATCCGGTTTGCGATATCGCTATAAAGACATGCGCCGTGAATGGAATGGTCTACTTGTTGGCCCGGACGAGTTTGAGCCAAAACAGCCCCAGCTAGGACCTTTTAGAACAGTGGCTGATCCACAAGCACTTCGGGACGCTCGCCCGGACAGAGTCGAGCCCGAGGTGGCTAGGCTATTGGGGTTTAATCCTTTTTTGTCTGGCGAAGTTGGAACAAACATTATAACGGTAACTGAAGTTGCTCATGGGCGCACAACAGGCAGTATAGTGAGGTTTAGAAATGTTTTTGGGTTTGACGGGTTTACTAAAGAGGTTATTGAATCTGCTGCTGGGTACGGTATTACGGTTTCCGATCAAGACAAATACACTTTTACGGCAACCTCTGGGACAGCAACCTCCGGAAATACACGAGGCGGTGGTCAAAATGCGTCCGCTGGACCGGTGACATTGGTGAGTTAAATGGGATACACATACGAACAATTAAAACAGGCTATTCAAGATTTTACCGAAAACACGGAAACGTCTTTTGTCACTAACATACCAAACTTTATCCAAAGTGCCGAGGATAGAGTTTTTGGACTAGTGGATTTAGAGGTTTTCCGCAAAAATGCAACCTCTACGTTGAGCGTCGGAGACCCTTATTTAGCTGTTCCATTAGATTATCTAGCCCCATTTTCTTTTCAGCTAACAAGTGCCGGGGTTAAAACATTTCTTGAAATGAAGGATGTCAATTTTCTTCAGCAATACAACAACGAAAGCAATGCGTCTCCTCCTCCACCGCCGAAATACTACGGTGTATTTGATGTAAATAATTTTATTATGTCGCCAACCCCTCAAACGGCATACACGGTTGAGCTTCATTATTATTATAGACCACTAAGCTTAGTAGAGGAGCTTATAACAATTAACTTAACCGGGATTTCAGGGGTGTTTACCCCCGGGGAGTATGTTACCGGTTCTTCTAGTCAAACCACCGCGCAAATAAGTGAAGTCTCCGCAACAAATATTAAAGTATCTCCTAAAACCCTTTCCGGGACAGGTTTCTTAGGGCTTAACGTGGGCACGGGGGCAGCTTATGGGACAACGGAAACCATTTCGGGCCTATCCAGCGCGGCATCCGCAACTTCCGCCCAAATTACCACCCCTACCACATGGTTAAGTTTAAACGCGCCGAACACTCTTTTGTACGGGTCCTTAATGGAGGCTTATACCTACATGAAGGGGGAGGGAGATATGATGCAGTTGTATGAGCAAAGGTTTATGCAGGAAGTTCAGAGATTAAAAGATTTGGCCGAAGCCAGAGAAAACAGTGACGCAAACCGGCGTGGGCTTCCTGACCGGCCTAGAACATAGGAGAAATTTAAATGGCGAATAACGCAACCACCTATCTAGAAAGAAACATCTTGTTGTTTTTGTTCAACAACAACTCAGGTTCTTTCGCCACTCCGGGGGACAGCCTTTATGTCGGGCTAGCCACCGCTGTAACTGACCCCGAAGCTGGGACAGTTACAGAAGCCAACTTTGTTAATTACGCAAGACAAAACGTCACCGCAGCTAATTGGACGGTGACTGGGGCAGGGGTTGACACGCAAACCGCGAAAAACTCTGCCAACATTGATTGGCCTGCTTCAGGGGGAACAACTAACATTATAACACACGCGTTTATTGCAGACGCGGTAACCGGTGGTAATATCCTCTTTATTGGTGCCCTTGACGCTTCCAAAACAATTGAAGATACGGATATTTTTAGAATTAACCTAAACAACTTGACGGTAGAGCTTCGGTAATGGCGCTTGTTTTAAAAGATCGTATTAAAGAAACCACGGCCACAACCGGTACAGGGACGTACACCTTGGCGGGTGCAGTAGACGGGTTTGAAAGTTTTTCGGAAATAGGTGACACGAACACAACTTATTACTGTTGTACAGACGGTCTTGATTTTGAAATTGGTATTGGAACATATACCGCGTCGGGTACAACATTAGCGAGAACAACTATCCTTCAGTCGACCAACGCAGATGCCGCAGTAAACTGGTCTGCGGGAGACAAAGACATTTTTGTTACGCTCGCCGCGGAAAAACTGGTTTTTGAAGACGCTAGTGGGAACGTAAGCGTTGCCGGAACGGTGGACGGTCGAGATTTAGCGGTAGACGGCACTAAATTAGATGGGATTGAAGAGCTCGCGGACGTGACAGACGCAACAAATGTCACCGCCGCGGGTGCAGCGATGTTGACGGGAGCCGTTTTCACCGGAGACGTAACTGTACCAAACCTTTTAACCTCTGGAAACATTGATGGCCGGGACATATCTGTGGATGGGGCCAAACTAGACGGTATTGAGGACTTTGCGGACGTTACCGATGTTACTAATGTTGCGGCAACGGGGGCAATGACACCGGGTTATAGCGGTACTTTTACCATTGCGGATAACGGAACTATTTTTTTTGGGAACGGAAACGACCTCTTTATCACGCATAATGGAACTAACTCTTTAATTAGAGATCAAAACGTAGGCGACCTTCAAATTTCCGGAGCGAACGTAGTACTTCAGTACAGAGCAAGTAATGGAACGCTTACTTCTAGATTAGAATGCGGCCAGTTTGGTTTACAGGTGTATGACGGGTCTACACTGGTATGTGACTTTAATAATGGCGGTGTGACCTACGAACTTGGTATGCAGCAAAATCAAATGAATGTTAAAGAACGGCATCTCACTCCTACTACGGCCGCCGGAATGCAATTCAACGGGTATCAAGCTAGTTCATACTCTTTTACAAGAACAATGAATATCACAGCCATGTTTTTTGCTGGAGTTGCAGGCGCTCAAGCAAGTTCCATAACAATGTATATTTCAGCCAATTCTTCGGGAACTGCGTACACTATTGCTTGGCCTAGTTCGGTAAGATGGCCGGGGGGCACCGCGCCTACATTTACCAACACCCCGAATGCGGTGGATATTTTTGTTTTCACAACATATAATGGCGGCACCAACTGGTACGGATTTATTGCCGGTCAGGATATGTCTTAGAAATGTTGCGCGTGGCACACATGCTAGCGGCGTCTGTTGCGGCTCCTCCCCCACCTGCCGGGAGTCCAACTCTTACGGCCTCTTTTAATAGTGGCGTTTTACCCGGCGGGGTAAGCCAACCCGCTTACAATACATGGGCGTATACCTTTACTGCTCCTGCTTTGCCCGCTGGTTATGTAGCTGGAAGAAGGCAGTTTTTTGTAATGACAGGCACTAGAGATTCAAATGGTGCAATAAGCAATAACAGGTACACAAATACTTTAGTACAACTTAACTTAGTAAACTCAGCTAATAGTATAAACACAACCCTTGTAAGAACAGCTATGACAGTAGAGGTTGACGGTCATTCTAATTTCAACAGTGCAGTTATAGGTCATATTCCAGCGGATGCAGTAGGAAGCACAACCATTACTGTAACTAGATCTTACTCAGCAGGGGGTGGATCAGATTTCATGGGCGTTATTGTAATAGATGGAGTAGCAACCATAAACTCAGGTGTAGTTAGTTCAAATAACACTCAAGTCAGCACAAGTTCTGTAAGTGTAAATACAGGAGCAGCGGGTACTGCGGGAACCGCCCAATTAAGGCTAGTCGTAGGGGCATCAAGCAACTCAAGCGCAGCAAATCCTATTTATAATAAAAATGCTAGTGAGCCAACATATACAACGCTGGGTCAGGGCGAGAACGGAACTTCAGAACGATTTGGTATGTTTTTTAATTTTAATGCTTCCGGCGGTGCAATTACGCAAGCAATAAATGGGAGTGTCTCAACCAGTTCGGCTTCAACCAGTGGTCTAGGCCATGCCGCCGCATTAATAAATTTAAGTGGGTAGCGAAAAACAATGATTAGTGGATTTTCCATTGCGGAAGCTCCGATTTCAGCCGCAGGTGGTGACCCAATAGTTACGGCAGAAGTGGCTATGGTTTTTAATTTTACCCAAACCAGCGATGCGGCCCGAATTAGA